ACCGCCTGTAAGCCTTCCAAAACCATCCGGCTGAAGAATATCAATTGTTGCTTCCGACATTTTTTATTTCCTCCTTGTAAATTCTAATTTTAATTAAGCAACTTCTACCAGAGTGCGGGCGGCAGCCGATGTAGCATTCACAGCCACGAGAGCGACACCAAAAGTATCCCGATCCATATCTGCGCTAGAACTGTCTTTCACTTCTTTCTCCAAATAACCAGCGCCATTTGAACAGAGTTTATCTCCAATCGCAATATTCTGTCCAGAAGCAATGTAGGCATTTACAACATCGCCCGGAAGAAAAGATCGGAAATAACAACGATTTGTTGCTGTGTAAGCAGTCGTAATGCCATTGCCTTGAAGAACATCCTCGATGGCCACAAGATTTCCATTTACTCTGCCGCCCTCTGTAGCGTGGGGCTTCACCGTATCCGCGGCAGAAGTTCTTTCAAGAATCATGCCCGGATAGATCGTGCCAGAGGCAATTCCTTCTTTCGGGGGTTGAGTCGATTCGATAGTAATTGTTCCATATGACATTGTTTGTTTTCCTCCTTGATTTTTCTTTAATTATTTCTGAAAGTTAAAGGTCGGAGAAGCCAAAGGCTCTTCATCTCCAATGTCTGCATTTCGTTCAGGAACTTGAGCACCCCGCAACGAAAAATCTTTCGGAGCAGCAAGGGAAGCGAGTTTCTCCAACTCATCAACACTTTTCGTTTTCAACTCATCTTCATTAAAAGCTTTTTGATTCTTGACAAGCATCAATACCAACTCATCTTTCACTTGTCGCTCACGCGCCATCGCACGATTCAACGTCATCTGAATTTCAGCGGGAGCAGATGCTAAATACTCCTCAACCGTGTTAGGTTTCTTCTGCACATTTGCTTTCAGCGTTTCAACTTCAACATTGATCGCTGTAATTTGATCTTTCACTTCACCAACCTCTTTCACTTTATTTACCATGAATTGCAAAACATCTTCAGAAGTCTCGGAAAGAGTCTCCTTAGTTCCAGTGCAACCATTGGCGAGAAGAAATTCAACCATTTGTTCTTTATTCACTTTACGGCCTCCTTGGTTTGTTTTTATTTCTTTATATATTGTTTGTCGGCGTACTTCAACTGCGTCACCCACGAGAGACACAGTACCGGTTTTAGAATCGAAAGAGTAACCCTGTTTAAAATATTGAATTTTCCCCTCTTGGAGCTCTCTTTCATAAATAAAATAATCTTTGTACGTCTCTTGTAACCAAAAACTCACTCCTGTTTTTGTGTCACTGTATGGCTTTTCCATTGAAGAAAGCAACTGTTGACGTATTGCAGAAGAAATATCCTGAAAAGATAACAGATTGGAAACAACACGCTTCCACGCTTTTTCATAATCAAAAACAGCCGCATTGGCACGAATACCACATCCATCTGCTGCGGAACAAGCGCCCGTCGCACCTGGCAAAACAGCCAAGTGGTCAGGGCGAAAGTTCCTTGCAATAGCCATGTATGTTTCTCCGTTCCATACACCTTCCTTTTCTTCTTCCTCAAGGAAGAGTCCTGTTGATACCTCCACTGTTTCGCCTGAATTAATACGTGTCAACAATGAAGGATCAATTGCTTGGAGCTTGGCGACGTCAAACCAAAGCTCCGCTTTCAGCTTCTTCCCCCCTTCTACCGATCTCGCCCCAAAGACACGGCCCGCATTGCGGGACTCCAGAATCTCCGGAGAGTTTGCACTTACAGGAAAGCCGTCCTGCTCTGGATGGTATATAGGGATCGGAATGCCATTCCACGCGCCTGGGAATTTCGCTATCTCTTCAGATGGGTAATAAATTGGACCCAAACTTCCGGTGTGAACTCCCTCGACTAACATCACCACGGGCGCTACAAGGTGATCACGGCCCTCAAACTTCCGAATCGACGTTTTATAAGATGCAAGATTAAAACTAAAATGCTCAAACGTCTTGCCCTTACAGCATGTCGAAGTCTCCCCCGCATGGGAAGAGGTAGCAACTTCCCATGCTTCGACTGCTTTATTTAAAATCATGGAGGGATTTTCAGCAGCCTGGGGAGCTTGGGAAGAGGTGAAACGCTCAATAAACGCTTCTTTCGTTTCACCTCTTTTTGGTTGAATTGTCCCTGGCATATTATAATCCTTTCTATACTGGCGTATTGAAAAGATTATAATAATATTGGATGGGAAAGTACAGAAAAAAATGACTTATTTTATTTTAGATTATTTTCAATTACTTATGTTAAATCTTTGTTTAATTTCTGCTAATTTCTTCGTCCACGGCAATAGCGTACAACGGCAGTTACCTGTTATGTAATAGTTGACTTTATCTGAATTTTGATCTATAAAATCAACAGCACAATAAAAACCATCCTTAGTTTGGAGATTATATACATGAACACCTTCAGATTTGAATTGAATGTCGATGAGCTTATCGAAAAATATCTCACCGGAAGATCCATTAACCAACTTGCTAAAGATTTTGGCTGTTCTCGTCAGGTTATTTATAGACGACTTATTGAAAAGAACATCACTCTCCGAACACGCGGAGAAGCCGAACTTATTAAATGGCAACATATGACGCCTGAACAGAGAACGAATCAAATTAACTTCGCGCATGCCAAACGAAGAGGACAAATAGACTCGCAAGAAGTCAGAGAACGCCGCGCCATAACGAGAGCCAAAAAAATTCTGCATACTTCCAAAAGAGAACTTCTTATTGCTGAAACATTCAAAAAACTCGGATATTCCAAAATCATCCCACAATTCGCTATCGGACCTTATAATTGTGATCTCGTCATTGATTCCATCGCCATGGAAATTCAAGGGAATACCCCGAGAAGAGGACGTTATATGATTCGGCAAGGAAAAAGAACTCGCTATATCCTTCATCGTGGCTTTGATATTTTGTTTCTCTGTGCTGATAGAAACGGGATCATTGGGCATTCTGCAATTCAACAAAGTATCATTTACATTCAACAGGCCAGCAGGAAAAAAGCCGTTAATCGTCAATATCGGGTGATTGGGAGTACAGGTAAGCTGATTACCACTGGCACAATTAAGGATAACGAAGGGACCATCATAGAAACGCTCAAAAGTGCGTTCAACACAGCTCGGACTGTAGCACATCGCAGTCCCTAATAAACAATTCGGTTCCCCCAACATCGTCCGTGCTTTCTTTTTGGTATAAATTTTACCATGCCATTTTCTATGTCTTGGACGTACACGTTCATCTTGTGCTGTCCACCATTGAACTTTGATTTCTTCACCCACAATATTTTCTAATGCCTTAAATTCATTAATCGCCCCCTCATTATGCGCTTGAATAATTTCAGTGCGTGCAATCAAGCGTGCTCTTGTTTTTCCAATCTTCTCAACACGATCTTGTAATTGACGCGCTATATGTGTGATACCGCGACCTTCTACCATACCTTGTGCTAAAACACGGGACATTTGCGACTTCATCGCATCTGTGAGACCCTTCATGCCGTTAAAAGTTCGCGTATACGCCAAAGAAACTCTATCGGCATGAAAAGGTTGGTGAAAAGCGGTCGATACGGGTCCCTGATCGGGAATCTTTGCACCAATCCCCGATAAATCCCGACGTGCTTGAGCAATACCCGACTGATATGCGGACAGGACATAAACATCGCTCCAAAGTTTTAATGGTGCGGGAGAAATAAAATCCGGTCGATACTCAACCGTTAAAACATGCTCTTCAACCATCTGATCGAGCCAACGCATAAATTCATCCGCTTTTTCTGCCGATCGCTCATACTCATAAGAGGCCATCACAAGGGGCGCTATTACGAGTGCTGTCTCTGCTTGGGGGTGCAAAAGACCGTCTGTTACAACGTATTTCCACACCCCTGCTTTCAATATATTAAAGCGCTTCTCTATCTCTTTAAAGAAACGCTTTATTGTTGGTGTCTCTAAGGTTGGATCTTTATCTCTTGTTTTTGTTATTTTGACAAGCGCGAGGGACATGTCTCTTCCTCCAATAGCCGTTGCTTCAAATACATCACCAAATCAAGCGCTTCCTGGTATGCATCTAAGAGTGAATTTCTTCCATTATGAGACATAAGACGCTTGCCATATTTTGACATACCAAAATCAGAACGTGCTTGAAGATCAAACATTACAGCATTCAATACGGAAACTTCTCCCTTCTCAGGGGGAGGTTCTGGTGTTGCGGCAGCTACTTTTTCATATGTTTTCTCGCCCATCTGCGACTCCTTGTCCTGTGTCGGCAATCATCACAACAATAAAACTGAATAACTCCAAAAGGATGCTTAAATGTTTTTCCACACGAACACTTGTCAATTACATCACTCTTGATCTTGCGTATCGCTGTCATTTGTATTCTCCCCTTCAATTGGTAAATTTGGTAATTCAGAAACGATGTCTTCAACTTCTTCAACTTCTTCAACAGTGAAACCTAAATATTTCTTTAAAAACATACTTCGCGGCATCACATACTCAGCGGGGCCAGAAGCATACGTAGTCACAGCTTCAGCAACAGCTTTTGCTGTCATTGATTGATCTACAATATTTGGCGCTTGTATCGGAGGCCATACAATAGAGTATGGTTCACTTGGCTCTGTGAATACTTTTGCAAAAATCAATTTATCTATCAATGGACGCAAAATTACAGGTTCACAAAAGTTAACTTGACGATCCATCACTTTATCTGCCCAGTTATCACGATCTTGTGTGCTTGCAAGTTCGCCTCGCTCACTACCAAGTAAAATACGCTTTGGAATCCCCGTAGCAGCAGAAATATTTGACACAAGCACATCATAATGTTCCCTTGGAGAAATTGCTTGTGGCTGAAAATCATGAACATCGATACCCGACAATTTCATATAGCGTTTAAGACCGTGGATATAATTACCGATCTCATCTTCCATCGCTTTTTTATGTGCCGTATCGGTTGGCATTTGCACACCTTCGCGTGTTAAGAAAGCATGGCCGGGAAATGCCCCCTGCCAGAACATCTCACCACTGCCACCCACTACATAATCAAGCGTCTGAAGATCATTCAGACAGGGCTCAAGTCGCGGAGTGCCGTACACTTCGCCATCATCAACATCTTCAGCAACATGAAGCACACGACTATAATGCACGACTTGAGAAATGCCAGAAGCCCCGCCACCTCCCTTCAACATTATACCATCTTTTGACATCTGGATCTTATAGTACAGGGGCAGACCATACCGCGAATCTCTCACATCACTCACAAGCTCTTCAACTACAGCAACATCTGAAGTAAAGGGCCGCATGAAGAGAAAAGGTTCACCCGGTCGTAACGGTTGTTTCGGATCATTCGTTGCAAAACCTAAATAAAGAACACCGTACTCACCAATACCAGCTAAAATATCCAGCCTACGTAAAATACGAAACAAACCAAAAACATCTAAAAACTCACTGAACTCATTTTCAAACGTCGTTTGTTCGTTCTTCTGATTCTCTTCAACTGTCGGAAATCGTTGCCAACACGCTTTTGGAAACGCTTGAATAACACGGCGGCCCAAACTTGTGCGGCGATAGCGCCACCAATAACTGAAAAATGACGGATTTGTCTCATATCCCAACGCTTGGAAAATATCGCGTTGAGTGCCGAAACTTTTTCCCATTGCTCCCAACAACTGAGCACGCGCTAACAATACAGAAGTAAGCGCTGAAAGTTGGTTGGCAGCTATTTCATCCACTTTTTGATTTTCCTCTCCCATTTTTCCTCCACTGATATCAAATCTTCTGGTATATCAATTGTTATTGGTGCTTCGGGTCCCATTGAAAACACTCTGACAGTTTTTGCATAATGAAGCCAACGCATTTGCTCTAAACTTTCTTCTTGTTCTAAATTGCACGGGCCAATCGCTTTGTACCAACCCAACATGAAAGCTTTCATCGCATAGACACCCACATGCAGCCGAGCATATGGATATGAAATAAATCTCTTTCGAGAAAAGAATATAGCATCTCCTCTCTCATTGGTACAAGCTTTTACTTTATTCTCAGATTTAAAATCATTAATATCATCAAAAAAACAACATGCAGTTGCCATATCTGCTTTATCTCCCTTTATAAGACCGCTCAAATAATGCAACACTTTTGGATCATACAAAGCAATATCCCCTTGCACATTAATCACAATATCATTTGCATCTAAATCAAGAAATTTTGCAGCTTCAGAACATCTTTCTGTTCCGTTATGGTGTGGCATCATTGTGGGAAGTATACGATCTGCTGGAAAAAGACTCAAAATCTCATCATCTGCACTCGCTACAAACGTAGAATAATCCGCACGAGATGCCCAATCAAAACAATTTTCAATTACAGTTTTTCCCTTAATTTTTTGAAGCAGCTTTGCTGGTAATCTTGTTGATTGCACTCTGGCAGGAATTATAACGACTGTTTTCATACAACTCCTTTCTTTATGTGCTCAATAGGAGCATCACTATCAAGTTGCGATATGTCAGGCCATTTACGCTGTTCATTCACTCTTTGTTTTGCCAGTAACGCTTTTGCGACTTCTTCGGCACTGAAACCTTCATTTGTTGCACCGTCTATTGCTAAAATGATCACATCTATCCACTCAAATATATCACGTGGCTTTTGAGCAATCTCTACCAATTCTTTTCGAATATGATTAAGAATACGTTCACGGCGATCACTGCTTCCAAATGTTTTTAATGCAAACGCACGCTGTCTTTTAATATGTGTTACAAGATCAACTACCAATTCCATTACACAAAACCCTCCTGTCGCGCCCACCACTCTTTTACAATAATATCACCGATACAATCCTCATCAGGCCAATCTTCCAGTAAACTCTTAGGAACCCACTGCTCATCATCATCAAAATTGATTAACACTGCTTTTTCTGTCTCGCGCATTGTTTGTCCTTCAAGAACAACATAACCAAAATCACTCGCATTTGATATTGCCATAAAATGTTCCTCCTTTTAAAAGAAAAAACGACCAAAAACCACTTTTGTCAGAGTATGTTTTCTATTCTGAGTTGTTTTTCTCTTATTATATAAAGAACGGTTCACAATCTCTCTCTTTCTTATATTATACAGAAAGAACAATGTATTTTTTCATATAGAATGTATATCACCAAACACCCGCTTCCTGTAACGCTGTTAACTTCGTAAATGCGCCAGATGCAGCATCAACTTGATCTTTATACTTACTGAAGGGGAAGAATCTGTGCTCTTCGGTGAAATCTTTGTTCCACTCGCCTCTGAGCAAGTACACAACACCCTCATTCACTGCGACACTGTACGGATCTGCCCGCGACACTTTGTCACCGGTCGGTCTATCTGCAATCGCAGTGTAGCCACTCAAATTGCGTGTAGTCGCTGAAGCAGAGTCTTTACCGCCGCTTCCGGGCTCTTGCTCGTGATAAATCACACATTCTTGACCGTCTGCTTCTGCTGTTGATCTAATCACTTTTTCACGCTGTTCTGCGGCCCACCAGCCGCGTTTTACATCTGTAATGACAAAAGCGTGCTGTCTGATGCCAGTCTCGACTTTATACATCTTGACGCCCGCAGTAGCGGCGCCCTTATCGACGCCCTCAGTGCCAGCTTTGTCCCAGTAGCGAATACAGCCACGAATGAGATACGGCTTTAAAAGCGAAGCAGCACTATCAATAAAAACGAACTTATCGACTTTGAACATTCCACCACCAGGGGGCACGGGCACTTGACCCACCTGACCGCTATAGCCGTACTGACCAAGCGTCTTTTTCATGCTATAGAGCACTTCCCACGGCATTCGCACCGGATCTAACAAATCATCTTTATAGTAGGAAATGAGTTCAGGTGGCTTTAGAGCATCTTTAAACTCTCGAATCTCACCGGGCAGACTGATGTGTTTGATCTCTTCAGCTCTGTGATCCAATGCATCACCTGTCGGATCGATCTGGTGCAATCTCTGCATCACAAGCACAGTCGTACTCACTCGCTTATCAGTTTTTCTCGTGCTGAGAGTGTTTGTCATCCAGAAATTAGCAATATCCAATTCTTTCTCACTTGCAGCTTGCGTTGGATTCAGCGGATCATCAACAAGCAGAAAGTGCCCATGAAAGCCAGTCAACGTAGCTCCAACAGAAGTTGAGAATCTATTGCCACCAAGAAACATGTTTCCAGACGCCTCAGTTTTCACGATCCTGTAGTTGCCCTTCGTGTCTTTGTCGCTCTTTATCTCTAACTCAGGGTACATTTCTCTGAATTTCTTAGAGCGAATCAACTCACGGCTGTACTCAGCAGCTTCTAAACTCAGCGTTGAAGAATAAGATGCTGTGATGAATCGCGCAGAGTGCCACCAAGTCCAAACCCACACAGGGAACATAATGCTACAAGTGATGGACTTAGTCGTGCCGGGCGGCACATTTATCACCAAATCATACTTTCTCGTATATTTCTTATACACACATTGAGCAATATGCTGGAGCTCATCACACATTAAATCGATGTGCCAATTACCCAAAAACTCATCTTGACTCACTTCTGACCAATAGTATTCTAAGAAATATCTGAATGAGCGCCTGCACAACTCTTTTTCTGCAAAGACTGGCCAGTCTAATGCAGCGTTCAGTCTGCACTGTTTATCGAGATAGTCTGAGCGTAAGTGAGTTCCGACATCGAACTTAGTTAATGCCATATAATTGCCCTTCTCATATTATTTGGAAATATTAAATACACATTCATGCCAAAATTTTCACAATTTTTTTTATATCCAGTTTTTTCATAACACACACAGAAAGCACTTATCAACAGAATTGTTTATTTGGCAGTATTAAATAGAAATTTAACAGAAAAATTGGTATGTTTGTAGAGGGGTACACCCGCCCCCCACGAAATCCCAATGCGCCAAATGAAACCGACCCCGAACACTTCGTTCCACCCACCTGAGAGCCCCGCTATTGAACGATCGCACTTTCACCCTTATGAGAGCTCGCATATTGAAAGCGAGTGCAATATGCGAGCTCTCAAACAGCTTAAATACAGACACACAAAAAAATAAAGCCCCATGAAGCTGCTCGGGGGGTCGTTATGTGGCTGCCAGAGGCAATGACGCACGCCTTTGCATACGTCATTAGTGCGTCTTATGTCAGTTTCCCATTTGGAAGTTGGTATAAAAAACCCCCTTGTGCACATAGGGGCCGGTTGAATAGTACTTTGGAAGAATGCTTTTTGGAAGAATAGTACTTTGGAAGAACAGAGAAAGCATTCTTCCAAAGTACTATTCTTCTTTGGAAGTTATTCTTCCAGAGTACTTTCTTTAATCTTTTCATAATAGTTAGGTGTAATCTTACGCTTTTGTTCCAATAGTTTTATTTGCTCTGCGGTTAGCTCCTCGTCTTCTGACCACGGGCGACCCACTTTCCCCCCATATTTTAGCGTTTCATTCTCTGCATTGTCTATTTCATCTGACTGCATATTCAGCTTTTTACCTGCTTGTGCTATGAGTTTCAGTTCTTCGTCTGTAAAATCATTTAGATCTACAAGTTTTGGTCGTTCTATATTCACCTGAATTCCCGCTTGTACTTTAGCAGTATACTCTTGTCGCTTCCATTCTGTTGGCTTTCTATTCGTTAACCATAATGAAGCTGCTTGTACATCGGGTGGATATTGTTTCATCACTTCATGTGTTACAATCTGTCCATTATAACAGAATACCTTTTCTTCTTTATGTTTATATCCACTTGCTCTTTCTGCTAGTGCTCTTTCAATACGTTGATCGTACACTGCTTTCCAATCTTCCACAAAAGAAGTAAGCCAATTATTCTTTATTTTCCAGTTTTTCCACATCTCTTCGGTAAACTTAAAGAATTCGCATACTTCCTTTTCACTGAAACCCTTATTAAGTAGCATCCGTACTTGATCAAGGGGGACTTCATTCAGCTTTGACTGAGTGCCGCCCCTGAAGAAGGTTACCTTGTTCTTTGGTGGCGGTCTTCTTATGATCAGCTTATCAT